GGTTCTCAGAAGGAGCTAGCTCATGTCACTCGACCCTAATCAATATCTTCGAATGCGAGCATTATTTGGAATTAGTCCTGGTACTCCTAGTATGCCTAATCAGCCTGTTAATCCTTGGGCTAACGTCAGTATGACAGGTGGAGATTCGACTTCTGTTCCATCTAGTCCTCCTCTATCTGCTCAGCCAGCACAAATAAGTGTTCCTGCTATGCAACCTTCTGCATCACCTATTGATATGGATGCGGAAATTGCTAGACTAGGTAAACAATTTCCAATGGAAAATAATGCATCTGATAGATTTAATGAATTAATACAGAAATATCCTAGAGCCGAAGATTTTCATCCTTCAGTATTAAGGAGAATCGCTTCGGGTATCGTTAGTGCATCAGGTGGATTTGACCCTCGCGGACTTGGATTCTATAAGCCAAATGCTCAGACTATGGAAGCTGGTCAGAACTTATTGAATCAGCCATATACTAAACAACTGAGTGATTGGAAGAATGAAATTCAACCTGCTTATGAAGCGGCTAATCTAGAACGATATACTAACGCTAATAATCGTCAAATCATGTTCTCAACTGTTTCTAATGAATTAAAGGAACAGGCCGAACGTGATAGAGTATCTAAGAATGAGAATGATGCTGCGATTAAAGAACAGCGAGCACAAATATATGATATGCGTTCGCGAGGATTTAAATTCAATTTTGGTGGTCCTACTGTTCTAGCTACCGACCCAATTTCTGGTCGGGTTATGGATACTAAAGTACCTACTGGTGCTCTAAATGCATTAGATAAAATGACTATTGGACAGGATTATGCACTAGAGAGAATTGGATTACAGAATGAAGGAAGAATTAGGGCTGCTGAAGCTGCTGGTAGAAATCTTGAACCTACACAAGTTGATGTACCTGGTCAACCTGGTGTTAAAGCTGCGGGAGTACTCAATAAAGTTACAAGACAAGTTTCACCCATTACTGGAACTGGTATTCTAGGTCCGCAAGCACCTGGTCAGACACCTCCTGTATTAGGATTTGAAGCAAAAACAGGTGGAACAGGTCAGACTGACTTGAATAATCTTCGATATACTGCTAGGGATGCACTTAATTCGATTGATAACATGCTAAGTGCTGATAAACAGTCATTAAATGACCAAACTAAATCTGCTGTAGGGTTAACAGGACTAGCCGCTCGACATATTCCGACAACTCAAGGATATGCAGGTGGGGTTGCAATTAAAGCTCTGCAATCTAAATTAACTTTGGAATTATTCCAACAAATGAAAGAAATGTCTAGGGCTGGTTCCGGTTCATTCGGACGACTAACTAATACTGAATTCCAAGCTATGCAGACTGCTGCGGCTAATTTGGACCCTGGTATGGATTCTGCTACATTCACTAAAAACTTGCTAGCAATTAGAGAAAAACTACAGAAGATTATGGCTGACCCCTATTCAGGTACACAAGCTCCAGTTACTACGAAGCCAGAAACTACTGAAGATTTATTCAAACGTCTAACTAGTCCCAACTATAAGGCACCTAAACAACCAGGAGTTAAATAATGGCTGATATGAGTCCTGACCTCAAAACTGTTCTTCAGCGAATGCAAGCTGAAGGAAAATCTGATGACGAAATGCGCTCAATGATTGATTATTATAACAATAAATTTCCCAAACAAGATAATAAGACATTAACTAGACCTACTCTCAAACCTATCACTAGTGAACCTACTGATTGGTGGGGTGGGGTTGGTAAAAGTCTATTACCTGGTGGCTCTGCCAGTGAAGCGGCTAAACAAGGTGCGGGGGGATTTGTCAAGGGAACTTTCCTTGATATGCCTCAAAATGTACTAAGTGCAGCACGCGCGGCTGCGGCTACACCATTAGATATGTTTTCTGATGCAGTTCATCGTGGTATTGCAATGTATCAGGACCCAACTAATAAATCTAATATTCCTGGATACGATGCATTTAATACTGCTAAACAAGCTATTACTAATGCGGGAAGTGACCCCGAATCATTTGGTCGATTAATGGGGAATGTAACTGGTCAGCCATTACTTACTGAAGGATTAATGAGAGGTGCTCCATACGCGGGGCCATATGTAAATCAATTCGGTGGAATGCTTGCTGAACATCAACCCATAAGTGGAGTTGCTCCTAAATTTCTTGAGGCACGTACTGCTAGATTAGGTGAAATGGGTGTAGGACAAGGATTACAGGCAGTCGGAAATGCTATGAGTAATATTCCAAAAGGCGGAATAGCAGGACAATTCACTAGGACTATGAAAGGTGAAGTTATGCCTCATTCGCCTGATTGGACTGGTGGAAATTTCTATCGCGAGGGACATCTTGCTTCGAGACAACTAGGTGAGGACCAAACTCATTATCAGCCACCTAATATAGTTCCACCTGAAAGAAGATTATATGGTCAAACTGAAATGGGGAGCCAAGTTTCACCCCCCGGTTCAGGTAATCCTATCAGACCTGGTACATCAGATTTAATTGACCGTGCGCGCCAGATGGGATACGATTTTCATGGTATCACTAAAGATGGTAAATTGATTCTAAGACAGTCCGGTTCTTAATTTCCAAACTTATAGACAAGATAAGCCCATGCAGCTATCTTGACTAAATCTCGTTTATCTTTCTTTCGCTGATATCGGACTGTCTTGTAGATAATTTCTCCCAATGCATGTCCATCACCATCGACTAGATTTTGTATGAATTCGTATAATTCATTCCTTCCCTCTAGTCCTGTAGTATTATATCCCTTCTCTTTTGCCATTTTCTCGCAAAGTTCTTCCATTTCCATCACGAATTGTTGAAAGACTGTCTTCTCTAAGTTTTTTGACATCTTTCCTCCCCGCCCGATTTAATGATGCTGCTATCCTATGTTCTCTACATAAGACATAGGGCTTACCTGTATTCTTATTGATAGTAGTCTTTACTCCACATTGAAAGCATAGCCCCTTTTCTTTTCTAATTGCATAGAAAAGGTTCTGATTATCTTTCTGGTCTTCCCTATATTTGTATGGCATAGTTACCAGTCCGCCCAGGGTGGTCTTACACCACCATATTTAACCCATTTTTCTTGAAAGTCTTTATCTCTCCTAGCTCTTTCCCTATCTGATTTAGCCTTCTCCCTTTGCTCTCTTTCTATATCCTCCTCGCGCTTACGTGCTTCGGCTGCTCGCTTTCTTCTAGCTTCTTCAGCTTCTTTTGCCCTTCTATCATATTCAGCTTTACGTGCTTCATTGAATATATCATTGAAATCATACCAATCATCTTGTTTAGGTGGAGTGGGTCTACGACGAGAATCATCCCCATTATGCGCAGGAAAATTGAAGTTAGCTTCCGCTAATAACCGACACACCTTCCTCGCAGCCTGATTAGCTTCATTATCATTCGGGTTATTATTGGCTAGCTTAGCTAGCTTAATTATTAGGTCGTAGTTCATGGTTTAGAAACCACCTTCCTATGTCGAACCCAACAGTAAATACAACGTTTATTCCATTCACAATTAACTGTATTACACATAAAACAAGTCCAAGGATGGGAGGATAGAAATTCATCTACCCTCCCACCATTGACATCCACATGGCTTGTATTTGATTCTATCGGATAAAAATCACCTCCCCTATCAATAGGTGGTCTAATCACTATTCTACCTTCGAATCAGGGTCATTGAAGACTACTGCCTTAATGGCCCACATTGCAGAAGTCTCAAGTTCAGTAATTGCGACTGACTTATGTCTAGAAGAGGGACATTCAGTCTCGATGGTGTGAAGTAATTCGGAGTATGCTTCGCGAATTGCGTTAATCTTCTCCAATCCAATTGGAGATGGCGCATGATACGCGAAGGGCTTATCAATTGGCATATTCTTATCCTTGTAATGTAATACAGGAAGGATACTGAATGAACCTTCCTGATGTTCCCTTATTCACAATGTTGTTATTACACTTGTATCCTGGTGCGTACATATCCAATACTGCTGTGCCTAGTGCTGGCGCAGCCGTACCAAATATGCCATAATCTCCTTCCTGGAAATTACAGTTATCGAATTCAAAGTTAGTTGCGAGTAATCCTGGTTGGTCAAAACACAGAAATGAATTTAGATTTGCTCCTGTGAAGTTTTCAGTATCCAGTTGTAATTTATCTGGACCACCTGAAATAAAATATTGTCTGGATGCACCTAATGCAGCGTTGATATCGTACACGTTATTTGATAGTTTCACATTAGTCATTACTTGTGATGGGTTACTAGGTCTATCATCTCTTCCTAGAATCTGAACACCTGCGCCAACATTCGTAATAGTATTACCATAAATTAACACATTTTTCACAATACTAAATGGTGCTGTACCATCTTGATTTCTAACAGTTAGTACAATTCCATAACCAGTTTGACCTTGAGTCCAACAGTTACTTAATCTATTCTTGGTGAATGTAACTCCAATTGCGCATTTCAATTCGAGTAAATTTTTAACTGTGATACCAGGCTTTCCAAACCATGAAAGGGGTTTGGTTATATCACAATTATTGATAATAATATTCTGTGGAATATTCGCTTCGGAGTTAGCATCTGCTCCACCGAATAGAATATTCTCACCTGATGCTTCAAGATAACAGTTGTCAACATTCAGATTTTGACATCCATTATATGCAAAGATTGCTTGACAATCAATTGATTCAAAAATATTTCCAATATAGGAATCAAGAATATCTACATTCTTAGAGTCAGCCCATACTCCGCGATGCTGACCATTTGGGCTACCCATCAGAATACACTGTTTCATTACAGTTTTATCTGCTGTAGTCAATAGAAATGCAGCATTATTGATTCCATTCACTCTAAGACTAGTCAATGAAATTCCTGAAGCAGTATTAGTAATTGAACCATTGATTGTAGGAACGACAGCACTCGGCGTAATTCTACCTGCGCCAACTGGTGTAGCTGCAATCAATGCTAATGGTTTACTAATTGTCAAATCAGCCTGCGTTACATACGCATTATCAATCACTATAATTGAACCTGCTGGGGCCTGTTCGATTATAGATGCGAGGTTATCTCCTGGATGCACAGGAATAGTGTTTCCACCATTTCCACCGTTATTGATTTTCTCAATAACATCACATGCAGAGCGAATAATCGTCAGCTGATTGTTGATTTCATCTGAATACATTTATGCCCCCTTTTTTTGATAACTCCTTCCCCTATGTGCTGCTAATCCTCCTTTTCTTCCGGCCTCGCGGGCCTGTTCTATAGTCCATTTATGTGCTTTACCTTTTGCATGCGCGACTTTACCACCCTGAGAGCAGATTTTACGACGTTTCTCAGGGTCCATCACAGCAAATCCACGTAGTTGTTTAGTCATGATTCTTTCCTTTTATTTTTACCAGCCAAATATTCTTTCATTTCTTTTGCTTGTGTTTCAGGCATCACGTAGATTATCTGATTCCCCATCGATTGAGTTGTAATCATACCTGATGCCTCAAATCCCTGCATCATATCATCAAATTCAGTCGCATTCTGATAATGCTGCCACATTTTCTTCATTAACATGGCACGACTGACTTGATGATTTGGACGGTTGATTAGTTCCATGATAATTAGTGTCTTCAATAATGCAGCATGACTTATACCCTGCTTTCCTAAAGTAGTTTTACGAGCATTTCCAAGTAGTTTCTCACATTCGCCTATCGCTGTCCGAATTGCATTCTCTGTAATGATTAGCTTTGGATGTTCTGCTAAGGATAGGAGCATCGCAACTTTCATTACAGATGCATCGAATCGATTCATCGTTCCAGTTTCATCTTTATGCTCGGACATCTTAATTAGTTCTTTGAAGTTTTCATACCAGTCATCGAATATCATTCCTACTTCATTAAAGTATATTTCTCGTGTTCCTGATTTCCCTCGTTTAATCTTCTTGTATTTGTAACAATTCGATTTCTCATTAGATGCGAGGGCCTCGAATGGTCCATTCAGATTAGCTATTTCCTTGAGATAATCCGCAACTGAACCGTAACTAATCTCCTTCTCAAGCGGATATATAAGGCTATTAACCGTCGGGGATTCTTTTTCATATATAATAAATGTACGGGCAAAGTAACCACCCTGAATAGCTGACTTCGTAAAGAAGTCATCAGACATAGCTTCATTGGTGGCCGTTAACATTGTAACTGTTGGGTCTTTAAGAGTGAAAGTCTCCATCTTCAGAAGAGAACGCCATTCACCTTCGTTATAGATTCGGTCATACAGGTCAGTTAGAATTTTTGTAGCTACTTTATCCTCTACGATGCTGGAAGACAGTTCGGAGGAACATATGAAAGCTACTGATTTAGCTTGAACTTTCCCACCTGGTTGTGTATATGCTGTTCCCATTTCTTTCAGAATACCTTGTATCGACCCCCGACCTGTAATGATACGAGTATTGTTAACTAGTTTAACTAGCTTCTTTGCCATGTTTACAGGTGGACCTTTCTTGAGTCCACTATCCGCGTGAAACATGGTATAAATATTAGGATACAAATTAAATATCTGCTGATTCAGCCAAACATTGTCCTTTACTACTGCTGATATTGCGCTTATTGCCGCCCATCTCCAAAATGATTCAGGTGATTCTAGTTCACTATGTAAGTCAACTACTTCTTGAACCCAATTCATCGGTTGTTCCTGTAATACGTTCGCCACTTGTTAGGGAGCGAATCACAGTAATCATTGGCTTTCCATAACACTCCTCGCAAACGGGTGCCGGTTCGTTTGTCACTTTAATTGTCTTACAGTTTGGGCACCATACTTCTCTGTATTTCAGATTGTATATAGTCATTAGGATACCATGAATTGTTCAGTTATTGACTTCTTCATTACTGGAATTTCGATTAGTTTCGGTTTTTCTGGTAATTCTCTGAACTTTTTAAAGTCCCGATAGTTCTTACCAATTTCCAATTCACATGGAATAACTAGTTCTCTTCTTGGAAGTGAACAATGACTGAAATTGATGGGACGTTCCATTTCATCTCTAATTACCAGTCCGTATTCTTTGGTTTTCGAGATTGGAACACTAAAGAGAAGAGCATCATGAGATTCCATAACAATCTTAATAGTCGGAATCCGTTCTTTAATACGTAGCCCGGCCGCTTTAGTATTATCTGAAACAGCGCGCTGAGGAATGTAACTGAATCCCTGACGAAAGAGGTCATCTCCAAATCTTTCATAGAATAACCTTTTTCCACCTTCTACTGCATCCACTCCATATGGAACGGGCGCAGTTAATGTTCTAGTAGTCTTTAGACAATTAATTACTTCATTCTGGAATATCTGTTGTATCTTGGGCTGTTTCCTATGAAATGTTATTAGTGCTTGCTCCGCTATAGCCTCGGTTATAGTGATAGGAATCTTATATTTCCTCGCGTCAGTATTAACAGTGGTTGCTGCGCGACGTTTACCTGCGCCTAAGTGACCCGCATGTCTTAGAGTTTTCCCACAAAATCTAATAGGGTGTTCGTAGCCCAGCTTCTTTTTGTCATAATCAAAAAGCTCAGCATTAGGACCAAAAAACCATACGGCAGTATAAGCATGGTAATCAATTTCATCAACTAACCTCAGTGCTTCCTCATCTTTTGCGAGGAGCCATACTACTCTAGCTTCTGCTTGTGATGAGTCTGCTTGAATGAATACTTCTTCTTCCTCAATTATGGCTGTATGCTGACCCCAAGAAGTATCATAGACTTCGATATGGGTATTGTCAGGGATGTATATCCCCCGAATATCTGCACCAATATCACCATGTTTCGTCATGGTTTGGAATGCAGTTCCTAGTACTTTCTTCTTTTTCTTACCATTCTCTATATCTATGGTTTCGATTTGGGGTCTAATTGGGGGATCTTGCTGACCTGTAGAAGTTCTACCCGTATCCAAACACGGGAAGTAGGTAGTTCGCATACGCCCGTCAAAGTCTGCGAGTGCGAGGAGATATGTGGAAATAGATTTTCTAACTCTTCTGTTTTCAAGAATAAGTTCACAGATTTTTCTGTGTTCGGGGCGTTTAATCGCAGACTGACTGTTAAGTAGCGCGGTAATATCTTCTTCACCAACGGAATCCTTACGAGGAAGTTTAAGAGTGTCCCATAACAAGCTTGCAATTTGCTTTGGTGAGTTGGCATTGATTTCAGCCCCTGTTAATTCAAATAACTCAAATCTTAGCTTCTCATCCCATTCAATATACTTCTTGAGAAGTATTTCACGTTCCTGTTCATCTATTCTAAATCCCTGCCTCTCTATATCCCAATATAGATTAGGCAACTTCATTAGAAAGTTCTCGTAGAATGGACGTTGATTTAATTCATCTAAATCAGCATCCATATTTTGGTCTATCTCGATTGTAACACAGGCATCTCTCGCGCATCCTTCTAGGAGGTCTTTGATAGAACCTTCGTACATACCTTCGTCTTTGTAGAATGGTTCTTCAGTATAGATACTCGTATTGAATGCGAGTCCTTTAGGGAGTTCAGGATTGATTGCGTGAGCCTTGAGCATAGTATCTGACGCGAGTCTCCGAACAGTGAATCCCAATCTTTTGATTTTATCTCTATCGTAATTGAAATTTTGGCCAACAATTTCTTTTTCATGCAACATCTCCGAGAGTATTAGCCAACATTGAACTAAGTCTCTATCAGGAATAGTTGATATATCCTGTACATTCCAGAGTGGAACTGTCATCCCATGACCGGGCGCGAAGGATAATCCCATACATACAGGAATACAAGTTCCATTAGCTTCGATATCGACAGCCATTCTAGTCTTGTTCTTATATGTATCTCTGAATCGAGCTAAGTCATATGAATTTTTACATATTTCGAGCCTGCGTTGTGGCAGAGTTACATCTGGAAATCTACTCTGCAACAAGGCACGTTTGAAATCAAAAATCATTACTTGGCGATTCCAGTATCCTTTAAATTCGCCTCCTGTGGCTTGGTGTAACAAGTGAGCTGGATGGTAAGTCGGGATAAATTTACGTCCCATGCCAAACATGATACTTCCACGGAATGCGCCAATCTTAGTTTTTCCAGACAAAGCCCAGAGAGCGGTACCACCGAGAGCCAAAATACAGTTTGGTCTAATTTGGGTGATTTCTTCTTGTAAGGCACGTAACTCTTCCTCTATGTTAATACCTACACTCTTCGCGCGAACTGAAAATGGTATCTTCTTTCCTGGTCCATTAGGGGGAACTTCATACTTACAGACATTAGTTATCCAACATGAATTACGGTGAATCTCGGCATCTTGTAATAGTCTGTCCAATTCCTTACCAGATGGACCTACAAATGGTTTACCTACAGCAATCTCAGCATATGATGGGGCTTCGCCTAGGATTAGTAATTTAGCGCCGATTGGTCCCATACCTGGGACATACACTCTTTCACTCATCTTTCTTCACTATTTTAATTTTCTTCTGTTTCTTTTTGGCACAATTATCACATAATCTAGTTCGGTGTAATAGACCCCTAGTTGAAACCTCATCACACCAGTCCTTACCACAATCGGGGCAAGTATTCCAGGTTTGATTATCTTGAATCATCGTCGAATATACTTCTTTCGAAGCGTTTTTCATATCGGCTCCCATTTAATTTTTTCAACGCATCCTGCCTCGATTCACACTTAACCAATTTTTCATTGTAATGTAATGCATCCGCGAGTTTAAGATTCTCACTGACTAGACCGATTGATACCTCAAAATATGTAGCGGTATAACTTATAGTCCAGAAGTTATTTCGACACAATCCTATTAAGTGGTATATTTCCATTACGGAAACTTTCTCCTGCCAATTATTGGATTGGTCGTACTTCTCTTTGAATGTCATCCTTTACACCGAAAATAATCGTAGGGTGACTTGACTCTTCTAATAAGTCACCCTACGATTCAATTACTTTGTCTCTGTGACCACTGGTTCAGTTAGTACACGAATTTTGATTGCGCGTGTACCTTTCCCCTCGACTTCGACTGGTGTGAATTCCACTTTCATACCATTTCTCAAATCCTGAAATTTGAGAGTGTCTTGTTTGAGCGATGTCCAATGAAAGAAGATGCGCGTGAACTTTATCTCTTTACTACTGATAAAGCCCCATCCATCATCGGGAGCTACCTTAATAATCTTCCCGACGGCTCTTTTCTCTTCCCTTGTCTTTTCCTCAATTTGAAGATTCTCGGCTTCCAAATTGGGATTGTTGACAATATCTCCAATCTTAGTCATCGTCTATCCTTATCGTGATGATGGTTAAGTATTGATACTCGTAAGCATCTTTCTTCTGTAATTCATTCATTTTCTTACGAGCATTCTTCTTTTTGGAGTATACTGCCACGATACTCGGCTCTGCAAATTCTCCTGGGCAGTCATTGAACAGTATATAAACAGTCATTTCTATTTCTTCTTTCTTTCTATGTACTTCGGTTTCTTAAATCCAAAGTATTCAATAATGATAGTCTCCAGAACCCAAGAAAGTGATTTGTTCTCAGATTTAGCGATTGCTCTGAGTCCATCTTTAATTTCTGGTGGTAATCCATGTCCAATTGCATCCCTCGAATCACCTGACTTTAATCTTGGCGCAATAATGCGGGGCATAGTTCTCCTTATTTTCCATGATAGGCGGGGCCACTCTCATTATACGGTGGATTAACCACTACGTTGAGAATGGCCCCTATCATTAATCTAATTTCTGGCCCCATGTCTAGGCATTACGATTCACTCTATGGTCATGACTAGAAGAGTGAAACTGGTATTTATCCCTCAGACTAATGAATCTTGTTCATTCTGAGTTAGTCGTCGTTAGTGTCTTCTACTTCTTCGACATCATCATCATCTTCAGATTCCTCAGTATCATCTACATCAGAATCCTCAGTTGACTCAGTCTTGGATAGTTCATCCATATCAACAATTTCTTCTTCGATTTCAACAGTCTTTTCAATATCACTCATTGTCCTACTCCTTAGTTCTGAACAGCAGAATTACTGTTCTATAATCAGTTAAGCAGCTGTGACTTCGGTTCTCACGGGACGATATTTATGGTTCACCCTGTTAACTTGGCGCCCCTGATAAACATCGTTCTCTACGAAAACATCTACTTCCCGTCCGGCTGCTGATGCGAGGTCGAAACGTGTATCAGCTTTCACTTCTACACCGAATGCCTGTAGAAACGGCACGGCAAAACCGATTGCCTTACTGTTGAAATTCCAATCTATCGGAATTCCTGCGAAAGTCTTGTCTCCAGTATCACCGTTGAACAAGATAGTTGCTTCAACAGGATAATTTGTGGATGGACCTTTCTCGGAAGCTTTCGCAGGGGCCTCTCCTACGTTTTCGATTTTGACCCTATACCATGCGGGGTCAACAATCTTTCCACGTAGTAAGTCGCGCTGGCCAAACTGAATCATCGCCATGTTTTTGTTCTCCTAGGGTTTTGGTGTGAATGATGTGACGTTGGTTGGTTGGGTGGATGGTTGGGATTGTGTCGGTTGGTCTGAGATTCGATAGATTGGCTGCATTTCTTTAGCTTTCTTAATAGCAGGTGCAATCCACTTCTCATACAACGGCTCACTGTTGAAGGTGATTAACCTTTCTAGTGGGAGAGAAGTTCTGGCATAATCATTCCCAGTATGGGAAGTATAACACCTAAATTCTCCCTCATCTGTTTCAGAGAATCCCGACTTAATATCAAAGTGATAGACTTCTGTCATGTAAGATGCTATCTTACCTGAGATTTTGTCTCCACCTGTGATGATTACGCGGGAATGATGGGTGAGTTTATTCTTATCATCGTCTTTTCGTTGACCGACGACATGAGCGATGATAATGACATTAACTTTGTGATGCTCATGAATATCTTTCAACATATCCATGAGTTCCTGGAATGCGCTGGCCTCAGCGTTATATTCCTCTAATCCTGATACTTGAATAGTTCCTATCTTCTTTCCAGTTCCTTCAGCAGCTTTATGACGAATAGTCTGTCTATTCATGTTGTCTCCGAGTGATGTTACGGAATCAACAATGATAGTTTGATATGGACAGGATAATTGAAATTGCTTAAGTTTGGCTTTCACTCCATCATAGTCACGATAGTCATCAAAATGAATCTTCTTTTTACCCCAGTATCCCCATCTCTTAGATGGAAGTTGTAGTGCCTGCATTTTCCTATCCGTTGACACCCAGTATTGGTCACCTGGATAGGATAATGCAGAAGTAGATTTGCGAGTACCCGGCTCACCTTTAAGCATGGTGAATAGGATACTAGGGTCTAGTGTTTCGAGTGATGCCATTTAATTATCCCGATGCTCCTTCATCCATTCTTGGCTCATATACTGAGTCATACGAGCCCTGATTTTGATACGAGTTAATCTAAGCTTTATTTCCTGCAATAAAATCCGCAAGCGCAGCAACCTGTTTGGCATTTTTCCTCACAATACAATTAGGACAATGTGGACGAGCCATTGGCTTATTGGATGAATGAGTCAACACCTTCTTGGTGATTAGCATCGGCTCGCTACACTTGTTACATTCACACATTTGACCTTCGACTAATGCAATAGGCACATAATGTGAACACAACGGCTTAACACACTTGTAGACGAGGTATTCCTTGTCCTTCTCTCTACTAAGATTGACCTTCTTATAACGGTGAATGTGATTCTGTGACTTCATTTGGCTGCTTTCCACATCATTAAGAGAAATGTAATCATCGTTATCATGAAAATGATGGTCACATTTCCCTTAATGACGATTAAATTTCTTTCGATTTTTTCATCCAGTGATGAGTCTTTATTTGTAATGAATGAAATGGCTGCTCTAATGTATTTAATCATTTTTCCTCACTATATGCTATAAATTGTGATTTTCATTTTTCGTGTTCCATAAGAAGATATGTTGTCAATAATTTGTAATGATGAATTTTAGTATCTTCATTAAATCCCATGTATTCATAGACATCTCCACCATATTTAATATATTTAGGTGGATAATGCCAATGAATTTCAAATTTTTTTCTTTCTTCATAATTATGAGATAAAATACCAGTCATGCTATACTCTCCTCACTCATCCTCATTTGTCGGATTCCATTCAGGTCCGACGGTAAATAGTTGCTTAATAGTTTCTTCTCTCATTCCTGGGTCAGCTTCACATACTTTCGTGAACGCACAGTTACCATACTTACCCTCGCAATGGGTATAATTACGAGGATAATGCCCACTCTCAGCATACATTAACAGGAGTTTAGCGTAATATGGTAGCATTTCAGATTGCCATTCGAGAAGTCTCTGAACTGAATAATTAATTGGAGTGCGCGTGAACTTCTCTTCCGGCTTTAAACTTGTTTGGAATCCCACCTTATCGATGATAACTTTCTGAACTCCCATGACAAGACACTGCCCACTGAACTGATTATTCAACGTTAGATTATCTCTACGTTGTTTCATGGTCTTATGGTCCATAGGTAGAATACCTTGATTCGTATCAACTACCTCATCTAGTTTAGCTTTCCATAAGACTCGAATCTCATCATCTTCGTATAAAGTCTTACCTTTAACGACTTCAACTTCTAATGGAACCCAATGGTCATTACGCCAAAACTGTTGATACTGGTCACAAGTATCTAGGACATATTGCCATCCGGTTCGGTATCCTTCTGATTCTCGTGGAGTATTCCTAACACCTGGAAATTCATTGGCTTTGTGACCACAAGAAGGTTTAGGCCATTCTGAAGTTGGGATAAAATCTGTGCAACCCTTGCAACCTCTGATATAAAGTTCTGCTGCTGTAAATCCGTATTGGACTGCTTGTTCTCGTTTGACTCCATTAATCACCGCCCTATTAA